ATGTGTATCCTAATTTAACAGCCCATCCTCCTAAAGCTACCAATGTCCATGATTTACCACCACCAGGATTACCAAAAATTAACCCAAAATCTCCATTACCTAAACCACCTTGCATCATTTCATTAAACATACTCCAAGGTGTAGGAATTACTATACGGTTTTCTTCACGATAGCGATCTTCAATATCTTTAGCATATTCATGACCTAAATTTTTATCTTGACCTGCTTTTAAAGCATTGTCTACTAAATAACGAATTGAATCATAATCACCAGCATTAAGTAAATCTACAGATGATAGTAATGCTTTTTTAAGTTGTTGATTTTTACAAAATGTTGAAAATTCTTCTTCAACATATGCTAAATCTTCATCTGAAGCTCGATATGCTTCTTTAAGTTGTTCTTTAATTGATACTTGTAATATTTCGTTTTCTAATTTTTTAACTTCTACTTTCAATATTTCCATTGAAGGAGTAGTATGATATTTCTCATAGTATTTAAGAATTTCTTTAATAATCCACTTATGTGCACTATTATCAAAGTATTCTTCACTAATAATATCATTAATATTAATTAAAAACTCTTTATGAGTTAATAAAGACGAAATAACCTTAGTTTGAAAATGCATCCCATATTGGGACAGAGTTGAGAGTGTCATACGTAACTTATTTATTAAAACTGCTTAATACTTTAAAAGTATCTTTTATCCAATAATCTACATTTTTTAAAACATTAACCAAACCATCTTCGTGATAAAGTTTTAGAAATTCTTCTGGTTTTAGGTTATATGTTCTTACAGATGTTAATTCTTGGATAGTTTGTTTTTCGTTTTCATCTACTAATGGATTACTTAAATCCATTATTTTATGATTTTTTCTAATGGAAATACTATTAAAAACTATTCTAGAATATATAACATTATCTTTATATTTAGCTTCACTAATATTAAAAATATCGTCTAATGACATTTCTTTCTGAGATAATTCAGGGAATAATTTATACAGTTTTACAGGACCTAATCCTTGTACTCCTGGTATTTTATCTGAATCATCACCTAGTAATGTTTTATATAGGAGAAAATTTTTAGAGGGTAATCCAAATTTTTCTTTAACAGCAGAGGGCGTATAGTATTCTTTAGTAATAGGACTATATACAGTAATATTATCATCTACTAATTGAAGGAAATCCTTATCTGCAGATACAATAACACATTTAGAATTATAAGTATCAGCCATGTAACGTGATAGATAAGCTATTATATCATCTGCTTCTACTTTATCAAGGGATATTAGTTTAACAGGAAGACATCGCAAATAATGAACTAAACGACCTATTTGGCTAGCTTTAGAATCTTGTTCATCTTCTAAATCTCCAAAAGCTTCACTATTAGTTATTCTTCTAGCATTTCGTCCTGATTTGTATTCGGGGAGAAGGTTCTTCCTGTTTTGGGAAGAACCAACTCCATCAAATACTATATAAACAGATGTAGGTTTGTTTTGATTAATTAAGAATCCTAAGGATCTTAAAAATCCACCTAATCCACCTATATGGATTCCATCTTGATTGATATAATTTAGTACTGCAAAATTTCGCAAAAATAGGTTTAAACCATCTATAATTAATACCCTATCATGTTTAGTAAATGTAGCCTCAATATCAGAATCTTTTGTTATGTTATTTAATAAATTAAATAGATTCTTTTTATCCATTATTCTTCATCAATTAATGTTATAGCTTCCTTACTTTCTTCCCATTCAGATGCATCCTCAATAAGGTCTACTTCAACACTACCAAGAATATTAACCCATTCATTTGCATATCTTTTCTTATATTCATTAATTTCTTTTTCATCAATGAATCCATGAATAGTAGCAATTACTGTACTTTTTGTTTGTAATCCAGTAACGTGATTTTTATCACAAGCCACTTTAGTGCGAACAGCAAATTCAACTTCTTTTCCATTTTTAGTAGCTTTAATTTTACTAGTACCACTATTAGTAATATTACCAAATGTAAGTACAATTGAAGCATCTAAAAACATTGTCTCACCATTTTTCATCTTCATTTTAGGTTGAGCCATAATATTTTCAGCTGGGGCAACCCAGATTTTATTAATGGCTACTAATGAATTTGTATATGGATGGTTTTCTTTTCTTGATAATGGGAAACGTTGATTGATAAAATTTCCAAACTGTTGAGACATTGCACCTGCATTCCACATTGGGTTGTTTTTATTTGCTTCAACGCTCATTTTACAAGGTATAGAACCTATTGAATCCCAAAAGAAACATAAATCATAAGGCAAATTACCTTTCTTCTGTTCATCTAATAAGTCAGCTATAAATTCAGCTACATCCTCAATGGTATTTAGTGTACTTCTATCCGCATATAGGAAGAAACCTTTATAATCTATAATTTCACCTGTTGTTTCATCAACTATATCTTCAACTTGGAATCCCATTTGTTTAGCATGTTCCCAAGACCATTTCATTTCGGTAATTATAAAAACTGGCAAAATGCCCATTTTCTGGGCATTAACTGCAAGTTCTAGCAGAGCTGTAGTTTTACCAGTATTACTATGACCTCTAAGAAGAGTAATATGACCTACAGGGGCTCCTGGGATGGAAATAGATTGTTGAAGAGCTTTAGAAAAAGGAATCCAGGTTTGTTCTTTAAATTTAACAGTAGTGTTAAGGAGTTTCTTTTCTTTAAACTTTTCTAAATTGAAATTAGCTTTAAGTTCTTCGGAGACAGCAGCCGTCAACGATGTTGATTTTTTAGATCTTGACATAGTAATTTATTTTTTAAAATGGAGCTTTAGAGTCATCATCTTCATCATCAAATAAAGAATCAAACTTATCAGCTTTACTCATTTTGGGAGTAGAAGTATTTAGAGTATAATTGCTTTTTTCTTCTACTGCTTCTTCAACTTCTTCTGTTTCTTCTTCTGTTTCTTCTCCAGGGGTTAACCAATTTTGAAGAATTTCTTTCAAAGCATCAAATTCCATTTTGCGTTGAAGTTCCAAAACATTAGGTTGTTCATTAAGGAAATTTTCAATTTCAGATGAGCTATTGCTAAGAGGTGTAGTTTTTGGTTTAACGCGAATTGAACACTTAATACCTTGACGACCACCAATATCACCAGTTACTGCTTCAACTGTGAAGTCACGACCTTCATTAACATCTGTGAAGTCTCCGTAGTCTTCATCTTCTGCAATTCCAAGTAGTTGCATATAAATTTCTTTACCGAACTCCCAAAGGCGTACACCTTTTTCTTCTTCACCTCTAACAACCACAGGAGCAAAAATACGCATTTTAGGATCAATTTTCTTAGCAAGTTTCCAGTTTTCTTTGTCATTGGTTTGACGGAGTTGTTTAGCAAATTCAACAATAGGATCTTTTTCACCCCAATTAGTTAAAGCATAGATAGGAAACTTAGAGAATCCATAGTGTACAAATACTTCTTGAAATGGGTTTTCTTTGTTTAGGACTGAGGGTACAATTCGGATTTGATATTTGCCTTCTTGTTTAGGCTTCCAATAGTACTTAGAATAATCAACTTTTTCTTTCTTTTGCCCGGTTGATTGAAGGGCATTTAAACGTTGTTTAATAGCTTTAATGTCCATAAAAATTTGGTTTTTAAATTGTTAATAAAATATACTATTTATTTTTAATAAGGCCAAACTTGCTTCTAAGAGCTTAAAAACGGCCGTGTTTTTTTAGTATGTAGCGTTAACGTTAGTTACCAACCTCTATAATAGAATGTATCTTGGTTTTTAGCTGTTTTAATTCGTTATGTTGTGTTAATAAAATTGTGTTTTTATAGTGCTGCCAATTAATTTTGAAATGCACATCAACTACACCACCATTTAATTTTTTAATTAATTCATTTAATGCATTAATGGTGTACAATGTATTAGTTTCTTTTTTTCTGTGAACTAATATAGTGTTACTTGGGATAGAATTAAGATTAATTTGATCTGTATTGTAAGTAACTACATGTTCATTAGTATCCTTAATATAAAGGACAAAGATTTTATTGTATAGGATATCATATTTTTGTGAAATATCACTTACAAAGTAATCTACTTCATCTATATCAACAAATGTACAAAAAAGCTTATTATTCACATCAAAAAGATAAGAGGGATTAATATGGTCATACATATTCATTTTTTCTTGCAAAATCATACGTGTATCCTTGTTTAGTTTTGATGTTTAAATTAAATTCTTTAAATATAGCAAATATCTTATCTAATATTTCTTGTTCTTCATTTTCATCAATATCTAATAAAAATGAATCATAAGTATACAACACAATTTGTGTATTTTTTCCCCTTAATATTTTATGTATTTTTAATAAAATTTCTACATTAGTTGCAGTTTCTAAATTCTGCAACATATAGTTAAATAATTTTTGAGGGTTCATATCCGGTAATTGATTTGTAAAACAATAACCTGAAATAGGTACAGTAACTTTACCTGAGTTATTAAATGTTTTCCAGTTATCATTTATAAACTCGGTTGTTTTTTGGAAAAATTCTAAATGTTGGTATTGTTTAAATACACCTCCATAAAGTTGTTTAAATGTTAATTCTTTAGCTTTATTATATTCAACCCCATACATTTCAGCAAATGCAGAATGTATATCATCTACTGTAAAGTTATATCCAATTAAGTGGCTAGCTAAAGTAGGATGGTATGCTGATATATCAATTTCAAAGAAATAATCATTTTTAGGAATAAAACTGGCTCTTGATTTATTATCTTTATTTAGAGCAGCGAAATTAATCCCATTAAAACTATTTGAAGGTCTTCTCGTTGTTGTAAATAAGTTATAATTGGTATATATTGTGTTATCTTGGATTGAGAATGATTTAGTTCTTCTCTTTCCTT